CGAAAGTTGATTCGCGGATCGTTGTAAAGCACACCTTGGACAAATCGGGCTTACAGCGCGATTTTATCCAAGTGCGTTCTAATCAAACGCTGCCAGAAGAATACCAGACTGCGACTCTTACTGAGTCCCCGTGCTTTGTAAATTTCAGCATGGGAGCATATCCTGGTATAACGGACGCCGTAATTCAGGCCCACGTTACGCTTTTGATCGACGTCATGACTGAGGCAAACTTCGTGCAATACTTGAGACTGAAAATGTCCTAAGGCGGTCCATGGTGAAACTATGGATTGGCCAAATTTTTCGGACATAATTATTCTCATTTACGAAGCCCTCAAATTCCTTGTGAGTCTAGTGGGTGACAATCTCCCCTTATCCGGTTAATACTACGGACTAAGAAGGAGGGAGTTGCTCGCGAAGCAACGATTCATGGCTGGAGGATCGCCGAATGGTAATCCAGAATAGCCAAAGAAAACTCACTGTAGAGGAAGGGAATAATCCCAAATGCACCGAGAACATGGCAGAATTTTATGCCGAGGTAGCGCCATTTGTTAGTGGCGTTTACCAAAATTTGTTCATCGATGCATGTAACCTGCAACCTTCGTATGGACTAGCTGACTCGACCCGTGATGCTCTGACCTGTTTAAACAGGCTTAAGCACGAGGGTCTTAGTTTTGCTACCAAGTCGTTACCTATCTTTTGGGCCGGATTAACCGGTTACCTTGAGAATGGAGTATCCGACTATCCAGGCTTTAAGTTAAAGCGTGGATGTGCCTACCCCCTATTTCTAGGCGGGCTGACATCTCGGATATACGACCACGAAGATGACGACGGACAGGCTCTGATGATAATTTATCAGATATGCTCAAGCTTTGTTAAGCTCAAGGGCCCTTACCCGTCAAGTGTACTTAGCAAACAACTTGCTAAATTCGTTCAGACCGATCATGAATTGGGAAAGTATAACCCCAACTCAGAGGCCGTTAGGCCCATCGTTGAACGCGCCCGTGCCATTGTTACAAAGATCTTTAAAGATCTAGATGTAGCAGATCCTGGTCTCCTTAGACCAAGGCCTGGCCCGGGTGCCACCAATACTCCGGTGGAAAAGCATATGCGCTACGAGCCGCATGTGTTGTACACGCAACTCAACGACGTTTTTGATTACCATGAGTGGTTTTATACCACACCATGGGAAGCCGTTGAGCAAGCTCGAACTTTCTTGCGCCTTCATAAGAAGGCGCAGAAGTATCCCACTTCCCGATTTAAATTTGTTCACAAAAAAGTCGGGAAAGCACGTGGGATTTGTATAGAGGAAAATGAAACTCAGTGGTTCCAACAAGCTCTGAAAGGTGCACTATATAATTATATAGAAAAGCACCCTATAACGGCTGGTCGAATATGTTTCACCGATCAGTCTGTAAATCAGAAGCTTGCACTGGTTTCATCAGTTACGCGTTCACATGCCACTATTGACATGGAAGACGCGTCTGACAGAGTGTCCCGGGATTTGGTTATGTCTCTATTTAGAGACTTACCCGATCTTCTCGAGATGCTTGACTCATGCTCTACGCGGTTTATTAAACTGCCTAGGGAGCTGTACAAGGGCCCGCCCATGTTGGTGCATAAGTATGCGCCTATGGGCTCAGGTCTTTGTTTTCCAGTCATGGCCATCGTCCATTTTGCATTAATACGGGCGATAACCACCATGGCCACATCTGTACAGAAGAAAGACTCCGAAGATATATATGTGTACGGTGATGACATTATTGTCCCCACCTCACTGATACCAGCAATTTACGACTGGTTGCCAATGTTTGGCATGAAGCTTAATTTTAACAAAAGCTTCTTCAGATCACATTTTCGTGAGTCTTGCGGTGTCCATGCCTATAAGGGCGTGGATATTACCCCGGTGTACTTCCAGTACACTTTAAAGTCC